TTGAAGATAGAAAAGGTAAATTGATTCAAGGTGGAAATTTTACTTTAAAGAGTGATGCTAATCTCTATATTAAAGATATGGTAAAGAAACATAAGTTAAGAAGAGGTAAAGGTATGTGGTATAATGAAAAGACTGGCGTTGAAATGAGTACTAATTTTTAGGAGATTGAAGTGATTAAATTAATAGATATAGCACCCACAAATAAACAAAATTTAAATGAAAAGAAAAAAATGGGTGATAAACAATTGATGAACATTAAACATATGACAGATAGAAACCAACATACGGAAAACAGAAGAAAGTTATCAAGTTTGATGGGAAATGATAAGTTAGCTCAATTCTATAAAGCTATGGCTACACTTAATATGGTATTTAATGGTACTAACGCTGAAATGAATAAACTTAATCAAAAGATGGAAAAAGAATTTTATAAACAGATAAGAAAATCTTATCTAAATGCAGAAGAAATCATAGGACTATTCTAATGATAAAATTAAAAGACTTATTAACAGAAAAATCATTCAGAAGTCAAAGAGACTTCGGTAGACAGAAATATTGGACTGTAACTCAATCATTTACTGCTCAGACATATACTGGTAAGTATAAAGGAACAGGACAACATTATGGTGGATGGGGAAGAGGAACATCTGAATTACAGAAAGCTATAACAAAAAAATTAGATGTAAAAAAAGGTATGGAATTTCAAAATTTACCAGGTGGTTTATTCGTTATAGACGATAGAAAGAAAAAAGCTTATAGTATAAAAGATGGTAGTTTTTCAATTAATGATAAGTTTGTAGAACCAAGAGATAGTAAAATAACAGATTTTAGTTTATGGAAGAGATGGAGTCCATATAAGGATAAAAAATGATAAAGTTAAAATCATTAATGACAGAAGGTAGTTTAGCAATTGGTAAAGGTAAGTATGCCAATCTTTATAAAGTAAAAGAAGATATGAAAGAAGGTAAGTTTGACCCTAAAGACCCACAAGTTCATGTTCAAGGACTTGGAGTTTATACTCTTAAATTGTTAGAGAAGGTAATTAAGAGAGATTTAGGTAAAGCACTTGGTGATTTGGGATATGAAAGTGGAGCAAAAAATTTAGTATATCATTTGTATGGAAGACTAACACCATTAAGTTCAAAGATACAAGGTTTATGGGAAGTATATCAACAAATGAATAGCCCTCAATATAAGAGAGCTGTAACAATGTATAAGAGGAGACGATAAGTGAAACTAACAAGAAAAAAACTTAAAGAAATGATTAAAGAAGAATTGTTGGAACAAAGAACTAGAAAGTGGGCTGTTAAAGTAGTTGGTATAGGTATGGTTATTGTTGATGCTCCTAATGCTACTGATGCTAAAAGAATGGTTGGTAAAAAGTTACGAGGTGGTATTAAAGATGTTGAAAGTGTTACTCGTGCATTTCCAGCAAAAAAAGTTAAGGATATTGGCGAAGAGTAGTGAAGTTAACTAAAGAAAAATTAAAAGAACTTGTTAAAGAATGCATTGATGAAATGGAATTAGAAGAAGCTAAAAATAAAGGTTTATGGCATAATATACATAAACGGAGAAAAAAAGGGTTACCTAAAAGAAAACCTGGTGACAAGAATTATCCTAAAACTTTAGATATTGATGAAGATTTTGGAATGTCTGCTAGACAATTACCAACATTTTCTTCAAAAGAAGCAAAAAAAGTATTGGATGATAGTGTTAGACAATATGCTTCTTTATTAAGAAAGGCCGAAGCTAAAATTATTAAAGATTGGATGTCAAAGGCAAAAGCTGGTGTCATTGATTATTTTGACATTGTTAGAGGTTTAGAGACTGGTGATATATCAAGAGCTTACAAATTTGAAATGGAATTTTTAAAAGGAATTTTAAATAGAGATAAAATTATGAATAGATTCAAAAGTTATTTTGGTGGTAAAAAAGGTAAACCTGGTTATAGAGGACCATCTTAATGGCTACGAATAAACATATAGTAGAAAGATTAGATTGTATTGAAAAAAGATTACCAAATGGTGAACTTCAAGAAATACATGAAAATGTAAAAGAAATTAAAGAAATTCTTTTAGATCCAGAGGATGGTATTATTGTTCGTGTAAATAAAAATACTTATTGGAGAAAAGAATTGGACGCAGATGAATTTAAAGCTTTATTAAGGTGGAAACAATCGGTTACACATGCTATGTGGATGATTTATTCTGCGGTAATTGGAATTTTAGTAAAATTAATATTTTTTTAGGATTGGAATGAAATTAAAAAAACTTAAAAATTTTTTAGATGTAGAAACCACCACAACAATTAGTGATGTTGTTAATTTAAAAAAACTTGAAAGTTTTTTAAAAGAACAAACTTCTGCAGAAGTTGGAACTTTTGTTGGAACTGGTGGTCAAGAAGTTGATAAGGTTTTTGCAGGTGGATTTCATCCAATGTTTGGACAAATAAAAGCTTTGTTACAATCTCAATTAGATAGAAAGAAAGATATTGGTGAGTGGAATAAAAAATCAACACCAATTTTAAATTTATTATATCAATATATACCATCGTATATGGAATATCTTGATAAACAAATAAGAATTAACAAACGTGGTAAAATAAAAAGAAAAGTATATGATGATACAATGGAATATGATGATTATGGAACTAAAATAGATAATGATAAATATATCAATAAAGGTAATAAAATGAAGCCAATTGGTAATTTTTCAGATATTTATAGGAAAATGTAATTATATAATATTTATTATATTATAATGTAATATTGGAGATTGTGAATGAAAATAACAGAGAAAAAATTAAGACGACTAATTAGATCTGTGATTAAAGAAGCCACTGGTGGTTTTTCTTTACAAGGGGCGTCTAGAAGATATTTAAAAGGTGTTACTAAACAGGGTGATAAATTTACTCCAGTAAAATCACCCAAAACTAAATCAAGACAATCTAAATATGATCACTATAAAAGTTTAACAATTCAACATCAAGCAAATAGACCAACTCCAGTATCAAAAACGATAATACAATCTCAACCTGATACAACAAGATGGATTCATCCACAATCAAAGGTCACAACAACATTAGGTCAAGGTGAAACTCAACCAAAGAAAGGTTGGTCATATAGACAAAGGACGGATACAACTGTACCTGATACAACAAGATGGACTCATCCATATTCTAAACAAACAACTACATTATCAAAAGGTCAAACTCAACCCAAATTAGGTTGGCAAGTAACACCTACCTTTAAGGGTGGAAAAATAGTATATAGCCAAGGAGCTGTAAGCGATTATCAGAAAGCTCAACCACCTAAAGGATACACGAAAAGTAAAGCATTATCAACAACCAATCCAACAACTACTCAAACTTCATATGCAACTAAATATGGACAAGGTAGTTTAAGTGATTACTCAACTGCTCAAGCTGGTAGTGGAAGAGATAATTGGGCAGTTGGGGATACAACAAATCCAAATGTGGATGTAGAAGTGGATAATCCAGCTTATGACGATTATGTAACTGCAGACGCTGAATGGGAACAACAAAATCAAGATTTAGAACAATCCGCACAAGATGCATATGATGATTGGCAACAACACACACAATCTGATACTCAAGGCTCTATGCCAGATGCTCCACCTCAAGGTGGAGGAGGAGGAGGACAAGGTGGTGGACCTTCAAAAGGAGGAGGTGGCTCTGGAAAAGGTAAAGGTGGTGGAAGAGGTAAAGGCAAAGGCAAAGGTAAAGGTAAAAAAGGTAAAAAGAAAAGAAAAGATGAAAATTTAAATTTATTAAAACAAGAAGTAAACGAAATTGTAAAGAGTTTAACTCTTATAAACAAGGAGAATAAAAAATGGCAAAGTTAAAAGATTTATTGGGTGAAGCTTTCGAAGATTCACCAAAAGTCAATAAATATGAAGTCACAGAAGGTGTGAGAAATTTTGGAATTGTTGGTAAGTCTCTTTATAATCAAGGTAATATACTTGAGATTGCAAAACAACTTTCCGATGTTGCTGAATCTGCACATCATCATATTTTAGGTGAACAAGATGATTGGTTTGATAAAGTTTCGATCAATAGAAATATGAAATCATTAAAAGGTAATGTAGTTGAATTTCAAAAAGCTGCTAAAGAAGCACACGCTTTAAACCAAAGACTAACAGGTCTTTATGAGGATATTGGTCATGTACTTAATCGTTACTATGATATTGATGAGGCTATGGATCCAGTTGGTAAAGAAGATGGTGACATAGATAATGATGGTGATAAAGATTCTTCAGATGAATATCTTGCAAAGAAAAGAGCAGCTATAGCTAAGTCTATGAAAAAAGAAGATAAAGGTGACATGGATAATGATGGGAAAGATGAACCTGATGATGAAGAATATCTTCAAAATAGAGACAAGGCTATTAAAAAAGCTATGAAAGAAACAGCTACAGCACAAGCCGCTAGACCAAAAGTTAAATTAAAAGATATTGGTGGTGTTGTTACTTCTAAACCTATATCTTTTAAAGGTTTGGCACCATCAAGAAAAAAATAAGAGGTTAATATGAATGCTGAACCAATTAGCATAAGATCACTTGTTCATCACATTGAACATTTAGTTTTATATAGTTTAGTTTTTTGGCAAATAATACTAGGTATTTGGTTATTATTGAGATGGGTTAATAATAATTGGAAAATAAAAAAAACATTTTCTGTTAATTCTCCTTCAGAAAATAAACAACCTATCATTAATATAGATGGATCTAGTATTACTAAAAATATTGCAGATGAAAAAATGTCAAAAGATATGGGAGCAGTTGAAGTTGATTATAATAAAAATATTTTTATTTCTGATGTAGATAATAAAAATATAAAATCTGATAAAGTTAAGGGTAAGGTAAAAACCCAAAAAGATAAACTAAAAAAATTGAGGGGTAAATGAAGAAGTTAAGTAATTTATATAATAGTATAAAAAGGAGTAATCCAACTAATACATTAAGAAAAGTTAATTTATTTAGTGCTTTTCCCTTCAATAATACTATTCCAGTGAATCAAGATTCTAAATTTTCACCACCTAAAGTAGATTACGGTGATAATAAAGGACCAGATTCATCAGGTGTTGATTTTGGAAAATTTGATGGTGGTAAAGGGAAGGGAAAAGGTGATAAAGTTTCACCTATAACTCCTGGTGGTACTAAACAAGTTCATACAAAAGCAGCATCAGCAACATCAGCAGCAACATCGGCAGCAGCTGTATCTTCTGTATCTTCGGTACAATCTACTGGAGGTAAAAAGTAATGAGTTATAAATTAATTAATAATTGGAGGTCAATATGGCAAAAGGTTTAGATTGTGGTACATCATTTTATATAGCATCAACAGAAAATAGTATAAAAAAACAAAGAAATGCTTTTTTAACTGTAGATGGTGATCCTAATCAAGTAAAAAGAATGTTAAAAAGACAAAGAATACCATTTGTAGAAAAGAGTGGTAAAGTTCACATTGTGGGTGAACACGCATTTAATTATGCACAAATTTTTAGTGGAGCAGATTTAAAAAGACCTATGAAAAGTGGATTATTAAATCCAGCTGAGAAAGATGCTCTACCTATTTTAAATGCAATTATAGGTGAATTACTTGGGGAAAAAGGTAATGGTGAAATAGTTACCTATTGTATTCCAGCAGCACCTATAGATCAAGAACGAAGAGTTGATTATCATGAGGATGTTTTAAGTCAAATTATAAACGGGTTTGGATATAAAGCGAGAGTGATAGAGGAAGCAGTAGCATTAGCTTATGAAGGTTTAGTTGATAATAACTTAACTGGTATAGCTATTTCTATGGGAGCTGGTATGTGTAACATAGCTGTTATGTATGCTGGTATGACTGCATTATCATTTTCAGTAGCAAGAGGTGGAGATTGGATAGATGAAAATGTGGCTAATGATACTGGAGTATCAAAAGCTAAGGTTCAACATATAAAAGAAAATTCACAACTTGTTGATTTAAGTAAGGGTGTACAAAAAGATATTTACGAAGAAGCTGATGAACAAAGTAATGTATTACATGCAATTCGTTCTTATTACGGTGTATTGGTAAATTATTTGTTAACAAACTTACAACATCAATTTGATGGTGCTGATAAAATGCCAAACTTCCCAGAAGATGTTCCTATTATAATAGGTGGTGGAACTTGTTTAGTACCTGGATTTATTGATGTTTTTAAAGAACAATTTGATCAAGACACATTTCCAATACCTGTAAAGGAAATTAAAATAATAGAAGATTCACATACAGCTGTATCAAGAGGTTGTTTAAGTGAGGCTCAATTAATTGAAGATGAGGAGAATGAGAGTGAAACTAACAAAAAGTAAACTTAAAGAACTTATTAAAAAAGAAATTTTGAAAAAAAGTTTAGAAGAGTTAAAATTCGGTTCAAAGGCACAATATGATGCTTACAAAAAGAAACACCATATAAAACCTGGTACTGAAGTTTCTGTTGGTGATAAAAAATTCAAAGAAAAAGGTAAAAAGAAAGAAAAAATGGTACGAAACGCAGCTGGGGATATGGTCCCTGCAAGTTCAGTTGCAGGTCATCCTGATTTTAAATCAGCTGCTGAGAAATCAGGTAAACCACATCCAGGTGAAAGAGACCCATCAGTTAGAAAGAGTAGAGAAAAAGGTGGTGACGATTCAGGTGGTCCTTCTTATGCAAATGTACCAAAAGGTGCAAAATCTTCTAAACAAGCTAAACTTATGAAAAAGAATGATAGTGTTGCAAAAAAAATGTTCTCCTACTTCTCAACTTCAAGTGATTTGGTGAAGTATGGTGATTCTGATGATATAGGTGAATTTATGAATAAAATTCCTGATATGGGGCAAGATTTTGAAAAAGCTGATGAGTTGTTAAACCTTGTAAGAGATAATGAACAAGCTATGCGTAGTGACGATGAAGATGTAATAGATGACTATAAAAAAGGAATCCTAAAAATACTAAATACACCAGGTAAAGGTGGAAGTGGTAAATCAGGAAAAGATATAGAAAAACAATCAATGAAAGCTGCTGATGATGCAAATGCTAAAATGGATAGAGCTGAAAAAGCTCAAGAACTTAAAAATGACATTTTACGAATAAAAGCTGGCAATCAAGGTTGGGATGACATTGCTAAGTCAAAAGAAGATGCTATAAAAGTTCTTCAAGGTAAGATAAAAAAACTTCAAAGTGAATCCATTAAAGAATCCAAAAAAAGAAGATACACTGTAAAAGAAGTTAGAATGTGGATGAAAAAATTAGAAGAGAATCGTTATAAGAAAGTATACAATTCAGACGCTCGTAGAGTGGCTTGGTTAGCTAACAATAATTTATCGGAAGATTATGAATCAATGCCAATATCAATGAGAAAAAAATGGTCAAAAGCCGCATATGGTAGAGAAAGATATTTGGCTAAAGAATTTTTGAAATCTAAATTAGATCAATTAAAGGAACAACTTGAAGAACAAAAGTTAAAAGAATCTATTAAAAAAATCGTTTTTAGAATGTTAAACGAAGGTGGTCCAGGAAGTGGTCCTCATAAAGATGATGAAGATAATCCATTTGATAAAGAACCAACAGATGATGAACTTGCAGATATTGAAAAAGAATTTGAAGGTGTTAAAAAAGAAGGTAAACTAAATGAAACTTTACCAGCACTAGCTAAAGAGTATACACAATATCAAAAGGCAGAAAAATTATATATACAATCTATTAGAAAATTGGCTATGAAAGCTGGTAGGGTTGAAAAGGTGTATGATAAACAAATAATGCATTCCCTAAAAGTTTTTCTTGGTAAGGGTATGAATCAGTTTCAAAATGCAGTTAAAGATGTTTTAGATAAATTACAATAAAGAGGTACATATGAGAAGAAAAAAAAGTTTTAAAAAAAGGAAACCAAAAGAAGAGTTACCAGGTTTACAAGTAAAGGTTTATAATAATAATGTAGAAGCAGCATTAAAAATATTTAAAAAGAAAGTTAAGAATAGTGGTTTAATGTTAGATTTAAAAAAGAAAACATACTACGAAAAACCTTCCAAAATTAAACGAGAGAAAAAAGCTTTACAGAAAGCTCGTTATAGATACAAAAGTAAAAAAGAAAATTCAAATTTTTAATATTTTTTTATTAATTTTTATTAATTTCTTATATTTATTATTGAATCGAATACACCGTTTTAATTACATGCGAACATTTACGGTGTCTAAATATCCGCATTAATCTTATTAAGATTCCTAATAATCTTATTCCAAATTAAAATAATATGAGGAGAAATATCATGGGAGATATTTTAAAAGAAGCTATTGCTGATGCTAAAGCGGTTCGTGAAACAGCTTTACAAAATGCAAAAATAGCTTTAGAAGAAGCATTTACACCTCAACTTAAATCTATGTTATCAGCCAAACTTCGTGAAGAAGATGATGAAATCGAAGGCGAAGAAGAAGAAATGGGTGATGAAGAAGAAATGGGTGATGAGGAAGATGTAGATTCAGCTGAAGAAATGTATGATGAAATGGCTGATGAAGCTGGTGAAGAAGAAATGTCCGATGAAGAAGTTCCTGAAGAAGAACCTGAAATGGATGAAATTGCTGATGAAGAAGGTGAAGATGTCGAAGACGAAGAAGACTCTGAAGAAGAGATGGATGAGTCTGAAGAATTTTCTGATAATCTTGATTTAGAAGCAGTTATTCGTGAGTTAGAAGACGAATTATCTGAAGATGAAGGTGAAGCTTCTGAAGAAACTGTGGATGAAGAAGCTGTTGACGAAACTATTGAAGTTAATGGTGTCAGATACGCTCCAATTAAAGAGGATTCTGTTGATGAAGATTCTGATGAAGTTAACGAAAGTGACGATGACGAATTAGAAATTGACGAAGCTACTCTTGAAGAAGATGAAGAAGAGATTGAAGAACAATCTAAATCATCTGAAATTGGTGGTGGTGACAACAAAGTTGATGTAGCAGATGGCAATGATGAAGAAGATCCACAAGGAACTAAACTGAAGGAAGCTAAAGAAGAATTGGCTGAATATAAAGAAGCTGTTTCTTTCTTAAGAGATAAACTTCACGAAGTGAACATCTTGAATGCTAAATTATTGTTTACAAACAAATTGTTTAAAGAATTTGCTTTAAATAATGATCAAAAGTACAAAGTTGTTGAAAACTTTGACAGAGCACAAACAGTTAGAGAAATCAAACTTGTTTATGCTACATTAGCAGAAGGATTTGGTGAAAATTCTACTGTTCAAAAAAGACAAGTTTCTGAATCAATTGGTGGTTCTTCTAGATCTGTAGGTACTTCAAAGCCAAAAGCTAAAGTAATCAGTGAAGAAGCTCAAGTTGCTAATAGATTTAGAAAATTAGCAGGAATAATTAAAGGATAACTTAATTTTTAGGAGAAATTAAAATGAGTGATTATATAAACGACGCTTTATTAAATGTTGGTCCTGATAAAAAACTAAAAGAAGAAACCAAAGTTCTCGTTGACAAATGGGATAAAACTGGCCTGCTAGATGGAATCAATGAAGATTTCGAAAAGTCTGGAATGGCTGTTCTTTTAGAAAATCAGGCAAAACAACTTATTAGTGAAGCTAATAAAACATCTACAACAGCGAACTCTGAAGAGTGGTCTGGTGTAGCACTTCCATTGGTGCGAAGAATCTTTGCTGACATATCAGCACAAGACTTCGTAAGTGTACAACCAATGAACTTACCATCTGGTCTAGTATTTTATCTAGATTTTAAATATGGTACAAATGTAGGTAATCGAAGAGATACTGCAGGCGGTGAATCTATGTTTGGTAGTACTGGTAAAAATTCACCATTTGGCACAAGTGATACAAACTTTCCATCGAAAGGTTTGTATGGTGCTGGACAATTTGAATATACCGCTCCAACTGGATCTCACGTAGTAGCAGCAACAAATAATACTTCTGTTGCTTCTTCATCTCTTGCAGACTTGAATTATGATACTGACTTTTCAGCATCTAATGCAGGTGTGTTACTTACTTGTAAAATGACTTTAGCTAATTTAAATTCATTATCTGGTTCTGATGACGAAGGTGTTAAAGGTTGGTCTTTCGATACTCACACTGGAAGATCTCTTGGAACTGACTACGAAATAGTACCACAGTTTACAGAAAAAACTGGTAATGTTTATAAATTTGTTATCAAGTCGTTAACAATGGGTACAGCTACGAAGTTCTATTTAGCTTCATCAGCTGATATTAACCTAAACTACTTGAAACAACCAACTGCTACTTCAAGGGGTGATTTTGAGGATGGTAACTATAACAGTGGAATAACTGAACCAGCTACTAACTTAAACATACCTGAAGTTAACCTTGAGTTGAAGTCAAGCACAATTGTTGCTAAAACTCGTAAGTTGAAAGCCGTATGGACACCTGAGCTAGCTCAAGACTTGAACGCCTATCATAGTGTAGACGCTGAAGCTGAGTTAACTTCTGTGTTATCTGAATACATCTCAATGGAAATCGATTTAGAAATCCTTGATATGTTAATCTCAGATGCTCCAACTAAAGAGTATTGGTCAGCTAGAGTTGGATATGATTGGAATGGTTCATCATTTGCTGACGGACTACATTCAAGTAATGCATTGGCTTACACAAAGTCTGCTTGGTATGAAACACTACTTCAAAAAGTACAAAAAGTATCAAACAAAATACACCAATTAACCTTAAGAGGTGGTGCTAACTTTGTTGTTTGTTCACCAACAGTTGCTACAATCTTGGAATCTATTCCTGGATACGCAGCAGCTACAGATGGTAATCAATCTAACTTTGCAGCAGGTGTTAAGAAGATTGGTGCTTTAGCTAACAGATGGAGTGTTTATAAAAATCCATATATGACTGAAAATACAATGTTGGTCGGATTCAGAGGTCAAAACTTCCTTGAAACTGGTGCGGTTTACGCTCCTTATGTTCCATTGATTATGACACCTCTAGTTTATGATCCTTCTAACTTCACTCCAAGAAAAGGTGTGATGACAAGATACGCTAAGAAAATGGTTAGACCAGAGTTCTATGGTAAAATCTTCGTTCACGGATTGGAGACAGTATAAGTTAGTTAGTTAGATTTATACATAATCTAAAAAAAACAATAAAGGGTGGGAGTTTTCTCACCCTTTTTTGTATCTTTTATAAATTTATTTGATATTTATAATAGAATAGAAGTATACAGTATTAATGGAGAAATTTAATGGCGAACAATAAATTTAAATATGTTTATTCAGATCCAATTGGAGCATATAGTTCAGGTGGTACACCATATTCTTTATATGATGGTGATGCCGATTTTAAATCTGATATAATCACTACTACTAAATGGGTAGCTAAAAGATTAGGGTTTCCTGTAATGCAAGTGGAGATTCCAAGTGGTTCAATCTATGCTTGTTTTGAAGAAGCTGTGTGTGAATATTCCCAACATATGAATAGTTTTAATATGAAGAATTGGTTTTGGAACTCTTATGGGAATGATACGGCTGTAAGTAGTTCTATATCAGGAAGTCCATCAACTTTTCAACCACAACATAAAAATATGGGAATAACATCAATGTTATCAGAAAATTATGGTGAAGCGGTTGGTATTGGTGGTGATACAAATTTATATAGTGCTTCTTTAACTTTAGTTTCTGGTAAACAAGATTACAATTTACAATCAGCGTTTAGTGCTTCTGTTGCTAGTAATACAGCTTTAAGTGCTTCTGTAGATAAAAGAATAGTAATACAAAGAGTATTTAATAATCCACCAGCAGCTATAACAAAATTTTGGGATCCCTATGTTGGTACATATGATCAAAGAACAATGTTAGATCAATTTGGATTTGCTTCATATTCACCAGCAACTACAATGATATTAAGACCATTATATTATGATTTGTTAAGAACTCAAGCAGTTGAATCAAGTGATTATTTACGAAAATCAAATTATTCATTTCAAATAAATAATAATAATGTTAAACTATTTCCTATACCAGCTAATACTGATGCTGGAAATAAAGTTTGGTTTCATTATTATATAAAAGATGATCTAAATAAAACAACACAAACTTATTCAAAAGATAAGGTATCAGATCCATCAAATGCTCCATATAAATTTATAAATTATTATAGTATAAATTCTGTTGGAAGACAATGGATAAAAAAATATACATTAGCTTTATCAAAAGAATTACTTGGTATTGTTAGAAGTAAATATCAATCTATGCCAATACCAAACGGTGATGTAACTTTGGATGGTGAAGCATTAAAAGCGGAAGGTAGAGAAGAAAAGTCTTTATTACTTGATGAACTTAAAGAATTTTTAGATCAAATGACATTGACAGAAAAATCAAGACAAGAACAAGAGCAGGCTGAAGCTACTCAACAAGTATTAAATAAAGCTCCATTAGAAATTTATATAGGTTAGGAGAAAATCATTGGCAATTTATAAACCATTTTTTGTACCCAAAGGTGAAGTTGACTTATTTGACGCTTTTAATGAAGAATTAATTGATGAGATAATAGGACAATCTGTTGATATATACAAAGTTTCCACAGATGAAACCAACACTAATATGTATGGTGAAGCCAAAGGTGGTGGACAAAAAACATTCGAAAAAGGATTTAGAGTTAATTGTCTTATTATGTTTAATGAACCAGAAAATCTTATGCAAGATGAATTGGGAACTGATTATGACGCTAATGTAGAAATATATTTTCATAGAACAGCATTATCTGGTTCTGATTTTTATCCAGAGATAGGTGATGTAGTTGATTGGAACGAACACTATTTTGAAATAGGAAGTGTTACAGAACCACAATTAGTAGCAGGTTCACCTGATTATAGACATCAAGTAAAGGCATTAGCAAGTAGAATTAGATTATCGTCTATTAATTTTGATGAGAGGATTAGATAATGTCTGTAAAACCATTAAAAGTAGGACAAACATTTATAGTTGAAAGAGATAGAAAATCTTTTTCAAAAAAAGAAAAACCTAAAAATAATAAAGAAACAAAACACTATTACTATGAAGATAAAAGTGGTAATGTAGATGTTCAAGATTTAATGAAGGTTTTATTAAATAAAATAGATTCACTAACATCGAAAAATCATATTACGGAAGATATTTATGGTGATAAAAAAATGAAAGCAGTTGATGTTGATTTTAAAAGAGATATTCATTTAACTAAATTAGATGATAGTAAAATTACTTCAAAAGAAATAAAGGGTAAAGTAAATAATAAACTAGATAAATTAAAAGCATTGAGAAAACGAAATGGCAGTTAAACCAATAACAAATCCAAACCCAACACCACCAAGTAAACTTGATAGATCTAAACAAATATCTAATAAGGATTTAAATGTAAGGAGTATATCCAATAAAGAAACTGTTGTTGTTCCTGGTAAAGATGCAACTAAAAATTTTCATGTAGTATTAAAAGATTTGGATACGGCTATTTTATCACATATCCAAAATGTGATGAGAATTAAAGTTAGAGAAAATGGTGAAATGGTTGATGTTCCAATTATGTATGCGAATCAAGAAAGATGGGCTAATATAAAAAGAAATGGGGTTATAAGAGATAAAAATGGTTCATTACTATTACCATTAATGTCTTTTAGAAGAGTTAATGTTGAGTTTAATGATGAATTACCATCATATAAACAAGATGTTACTGGAGATTTTGTACAAGTGGTTAGAACATCTGGTTGGTCTAAAGCTAATCAATACGACGCCTTTGGTGTTCAAACTGGAATAAAGCCAATAAAAGAAAATATAGTAACAGGAGTTCCTCAATATGTAAATGCTACTTATGATTTCATAGTGTATTCCAGTTTTATTACTCAAATGAATACTATAGTTGAATCATTTGTACAACAACATCAAACTTATTGGGGTGATAATACAAGTTATAGATTTCATTGTTTAGTAGAGGGTGGTATGGCAGATGCTACTGAGATGGATGTAGCTGGTGAAAGAATTGTTAAAACTACTTTTTCTGTAATGTTAAAGGGATATTTATTACCAGAAGTTATTGCTAATGTGATACAATCAAAAAGATTTTCTGCTAGAAAAAATATTGTAGGTGGAAAAATAGTTTTCGGTGAAAAAATAGTATAAAATTAATAAAAAATATTGATTTTGGAATTATTTTTATATATTTATATATGATAATTTGTAGTTAAAATTAAGTTATATAAGGAGGGTTATATGTCAGAAGGTACTAAATTTTCAAAAGAAGAATTAGAATCTATTAATAAGTTACAAGAAGAATATGTTGGAATACAATCAAAAATGGGTAGTTTGGGAATTTCCAGGTTGAACTTAAAAAATCAATTTTTAGAATTGGAAAAACTTGAAGAAGAAATAACAAAAAGTTTTTCTGAGTTAAGAAATAAAGAGAGAGAATTAGTAGATGGACTTACCGAAAAATATGGGAAAGGATCAATTGACCTTAGCACAGGAACATTCACACCCAATAAATAAAAATAAAAATGGAGAATTAACATGGCTGAAAGAATCGTAAGCCCAGGTGTATTTACAAATGAGATAGATGCATCTTTTTTACCTGCGGCTGTTAGTGAGATTGGTGCTGCTATTGTTGGTGTTTGTAATAAAGGACCAGCATTTGTACCAACTGTGGTTGAAAGTTTTACAGACTTTAAAATTCAATTTGGCGAATTGGATACAAGTCTATATATGCCGTACGCGGCAAAAAGTTATTTAAAAAATGCAGGTACTGCAACTATTGTGAGAGTTCTTGGTACAAGTGGTATGACAGCAGCTAAATATTTAGTATTGAAGTCAGCTGGTACAAATGGACAATATGCAACTGCGTCAATTGGATTAGGACAAACATTTGTAGGAAATACAGCTGGTGCTGTTGGTAAAGATATAGCATTTACTGGATCTGATGGTAAGACTGTATACAAGTTTGAACCATGGTCTGGTTCAGCTAATGGGTATAATGTAGATGGTCCTGGTAGTTTTGGAATATCAAATCCAAGTGGGGCTACATACTTTTTCCAATTAGGTAAATTTGCAAATAAAACAGGTGATAATTTAGCGGGAATAATAAATTCTGGTTCAGCTACACATGGTGTATCTGCTACTCCATCAACGGGTGGTACTGGTGCTACTTTACATTCCACGATAATTTTATCTGCTAGTTTAAAAGGAACTCAATTTGGTAATGGAACAAAAATTTATACATCAAGTAATACTTTTTATACTACATCTGTTGTACCTGATACAGCTATAAAAGATTTTACTTGGGGTGGTGGTCAAGCTACAGTTGGTTCTGGAGTTGTTGCGACTATATTCCCAACATCATCTAACTATTCACTTGCATCTGCAACACTTGTAGGGAAAAGTCAAGTAGGTGATTTTAATATTAGATGGCAAGGTACTGCAGGAACTACATCACCAACGATGTCATTACATAGTTCAAATACAAGTTATATTGAAAATGTATTGTCAAAAGATCCTTCTTCAACACAAAAAGGATATTTATTCTATGTGTTTAGATCATTTGCAGATAATTTAGCTGCAGGTGCTACATTGTCACTTGATGTTAGAAGTAACTACTATGGTGGACAATACGCTTCAGCTAAAACACCATTCATCAATAGTCAACAAATAGGTGGACAAGTAACTAACTTATTTAAAATTGAATCATTGTCTGATGGTGTAGCTGCTAATTCATCTTGTAAAGTAGCTATATCTAATATTAAGAAAAGTTCAAATGAAGATGTAACTAAATATGGTACATTTGATGTGATTATTAGAAGTTATGGTGATACTGATAATAAACCACAAGTACTTGAAACATATAGTGGATGTAATTTAGATAAAGATTCACCTAATTTTATAGCTAGGAGAATTGGAGATATTAAAGAAACATTTAATACATCAAAAGGTAAAATAGAAGTAAGTGGTGATTATAAAAATAGATCTAAATATGTTAGAGTTTCTGATATAAACTCTCAAGTTAAGAGTGGAGCAGCTTCACCTTACTTACTACCATTTGGATTTAAGTCTTACCCTTATCCAACTGTTCACGCTGGAAGTGATTCAGCAGTTCCTTTACCAATGGTAACAGCTCTTTCTGAAAGTGGAGAGTTTAATAGTAAGATGTTCCATGGTGTAGCTTTTGATAGTTCATCTAAACACGATATCTATCCTTACTTATATCCTTCAACAACAACTGCAGCTGGTGGTACTTCATTAGCTGATACTAAAATTAGTAGTTCAAGGTTTGGTTTGGATACCACTGTTGGATTAACTACAGATTCACCATTAAATACTAAACGATTTATTATGGGATTACATGGAGGATCTGACGGTTGGGATCCAAGAGTAGTTGGTAGTTTAGGTATGGGTAATGGTCAATTTGGTAACTCTGGTGCTAATCTAAATGATTTCAAAAATGCATTAGCTACCATATCTAATCCAGATGAAACTGATATTAATATGTTAGTGATGCCTGGAATCAATAAAACAGATCATTCTAAAGTATATAATAAAGCTAAAACTATCGTAGAAGATAGAGCTGATACATTTATGGTTGTTGATCCAGCTGGATATAATGGAACACAGACAGACGCTGTAGCAGCAATTGAAACTGAGGATAGTAACTTTATAGCTACATATTATCCATGGGTTAAAATCTTTGATGATGAGAATAATACATTTGTATGGGTGCCACCTTCTGTTGTATTACCTGGTGTCATATCATTTACAGATAAAGTATCTCATCCATGGTTTGCTCCAGCAGGTCTAAATAGGGGTGGATTAACTGAAGCTGTTATGGCTAAAGAAAGATTAACTCAAGCTGAAAGAGATTATCTATATGAAAATAGAGTTAATCCAATTGCAACATTCCCAGGACAAGGGGTGTGTGTATGGGGTCAAAAAACTCTACAAGCTAAACCTTCAGCACTTGATAGAATCAATGTAAGAAGACTACTAATTAGATTGAAGAAATTTATTGCTTCAACATCTAAATTCCTTGTGTTTGAACAAAACAATCAAGCTACAAGAAATAGATTCTTAAATATTGTAAATCCATTTATGGAACAAGTACAATCAAAATCTGGATTAACAGCATTTAAGATAGTAGTTGATGAAAGTGTAAACACACCAGATGTTGTTGATAGAAATGAATTGAGAGGTCAAATATTCATTCAACCAACAAGAACTGCTGAGTTTATAGTATTGGATTTCGTAGTGATGCCAACTGGTGCTACATTTCCAGAGTAATTAAAAAAATAATGGAATTAAGAGCCTATTTATAGGCTCTTTTTTCTTATTTATTGATATTTATAATTGAAGAAAGTATTAAAAAGTAAAATTATTTACTATATTAGGAGATAAAAAATGGCTGAAATGATAGATGCTAATGATATAATGTTTACCCCCTTCGAGCCGAAACTCAAGAATAGGTATATAATGCAGATTGATGGTATACCTGCTTATTTGATTAAAACGGCCGCACGACCTCAAATTACATTTGAAGAAGTTGTGCTTGAACATATGAATGTGAAAAGATATGTTAAAGGTAAAGGTGAGTGGCAAGCATTATCTATATCATTATACGACCCAATTGTTCCTTCTGCTTCACAAGCAGTAATGGAATGGATTAGATTGTCACACGAATCTATTACTGGAAGAGATGGTTATTCTGATTTTTATAAAAAAGACATAACATTTCAAGTATTAGGTCCTGTAGGTGATATTATAGAAGAATGGAAATTAAAAGGAGCATTTATTACTGATGCTAATTTTGGTGAATTGGATTTTGGTGATAGTACTCCAGTTGAAATTGCTTTAACTATGAGATATGACTACGCAATACTTCAATTCTAAAATTTAAAACCACACAAAGAAGCCACAATAATAAGAAAAACCTCAATTTTTTGGGGTTTTTTTTATGTTTATATATATTTATATTTACAAACGATTTCTTAATAAAGAGGTTATTATGATGAAAACATTTGAAGAGATAATAGAACAAGTTTTAGAACACGAAGGTGGTTATGTTAATGATCCCGATGATCCAGGTGGAGAAACCAAATACGGGATAGCTAAAAAATTTAATCCTGATGTTGATATAAAAAATCTAACTAAAGAAGGTGCTAAAGAGATATACTATGAAAAGTATTGGAAACCTTCTAAAGCTGATAAACTTCCAGATAGATTAAAACATATCTATTTTGATATGGTTGTTAATTTTGGACAAGGTGGTGCTGTTAGAGTATTACAACAAGCAGCTGTTTCTAAAGGACATAACATAAAAATAGATGGTGGGATAGGACCTAATACTATTAAAGCTATACAAAATGTAGAGACTGATAGAGTTAGAGCTTATAGAGTTTTAAAATTTGCAAGAATAGTAATTAAACGGCCAACCCAAGAGAAATTTTGGTTAGGATGGTTCAGAAGAGCATCCGAAGTATAGGAGAAATAAAATGGCAAATAGTAATGAATTATATAATAAAATAAATGATTTATTTGAAACATTTCAAGAAAATCATAGAAAATTTGAAGAAAAAGGTACAAAAGCAGCAGGTGGTAGAGCAAGAAAAGCTATTGGTGAAATTAAAAAGTTAGTTACAGACTACAGAAAAGCATCTGTTTCTGAATCTAATAGTTAAATTTAGGAGGTTATAATGGCAGAATCCAAAGCAACAACACAACCAACGGCGGAATCTAAATTTCCAAGTGAAATGATAGATTTACCAAGTGGTGGAAAACTATATCCAAAGGGTAGTCCTTTAAGAAGTGGTAAAATTGAAATAAAATATATGACCGCAAGAGAAGAGGATATTCTTACATCCCAAAATCTTATAAAAAAAGGATTAGTTATAGACTCACTTTTAAATGCATTGATAGTAGATAAGTCAATTAATGTAAAAGATTTATTTTTGGGAGATAAAAATGCAATTATGGTAGCAGCTCGTATATTAGCTTATGGACCAGAATATACTGTTGAAATGTCCAGTCCAGTTTCTGGTGATAGAAAAACACATACATTTAATTTATCAGAACTTGATTATAAATCATTACCAGATGATATTAAGTATGATAAAAACGAGTTTTCATATAAATTACCATTTTCTGGGTTAGATATAACATATAAAATTCTTAATGGTATTGATGAAGATAATATTGAAAAAGAGTTAAAAGCTTTGGATAAGATAGGAACAAGTAAAGAAATAACCACAAGATTAAAAAAAGCTGTAATCTCAATAAATGGTGAGACTGATGCAGCAGTTATTAATGCTGGGGTTGAGAATATGATTGCAAGAGATTCATTAGCTTTTAGAAAAGAAATAACTAGAATTACACCAGATATATTATTAGAACAAACTATAGAAATGGAGGGCGAAGAGGTCACGGTTGATATACCGATGGCCGCCTCGTTTTTTTGGCCTACCTAAAGACTACAGGAAAAAACTACACGAAGAAATATTTGGATTATGCTATTATAGTAATGGCGGGTTTAGTCATACAGATGTTTATACTATGCCTGTTTATTTGAGGAGATTCTATACTCAAAAATTAATAGAACATAAAAATCAAGAAAAAGAAGACATAGAAAAATCTATGAAAAAATCCCAACAAAGAAATAAATCATTTGTTCCTGGGCAAGGAAATCGAAGATAAATAGATTAATTTAACATTTCTTTTTCATTATCATAATATTTATATATGACTAACAGTATTGTAATAATTGGAGAAAACATGTCTAAAAACTCATATATGGATTCAAAATCACTTATAAATGAAGGATTTCTTAAATCTCTTATTTCTTTGGTAAGAAGTAAAAAGTTGAGGAAGTTCCATAAAGCTGCAAACAATCCAAAAATAAATAAACAATTAAATGATTTAAATAAAAGTGTTGATAATTTAGAAAATGAATTTAAAAAACAATTTAAAGTTGATTTAAAATTAGACAAGTTTACTCTTAAAGACTTTATTTAAAGAGAACATAAATGGCTAAAAAAAGAAATTATGTAAAAGATTTGAAAGAAGTTCAAGATTTATCCAAAGCTTTGGATGATCTTTATTCTGGTAGTACTGATGCCTTAAAAGAAATGAATCAAGCACAATTGAAACAATTGAATAATGCTAGAAAAATGGCAGATGCTTTATCAAGATCTCAAGGTTACAGTCAAGAGTCTTTAGATTTAGCCAAAGATTATACTAAAACAATTCAAGAAGATATAGATTTATTAAAAGAGAAAAAAGATGTAGAAGATGAAATAACTGGTTCACAAGAAGAACAAAATAAAGAACGAAAAAAAGGTTTGGCTCACTTCCTAAAAACTAACCAACAAGTTAAAGCTGTTGGAAAAGGAATTGGTCAAATAGATAGTGCAACTGGTGGATGGGGAAGTAAATTAATAAATATGATATTGAACCCATTCAATTTATTAATGGCATTACTCGGTGCGGGTGTTGCTGTAATGTTGAAAATGAATGAACAACAAAGAGAATTAAATAATCTCTTTGGTGTAGCTGCCCACAAAAATCAACAATTTTTAAAAGATACTATAACCGTTAGAAAAAATATAGCCGCTCTCGGTAAAGGAATGAAAGAGATAGCTGCTACAGCTGATCAATTAACAGATGGATTGAATATTAGTGCGGAAAGTTCTATTTTACTTTCTGGGGGAATATTAGATACAGCTACTGCAATTGGAATGAGTGATTCAGCGGTTGCTGGACTTAGCATAAATCTTGCAAAATTAAGAAATATGTCTTTAGATCAAGCTAATATTTTTCAAAAACAAGTATACTTTTTATCACAACAAAATAAAGTTGCACCAAAAGCAGTATTAAAAGATTTAGCTGAAAACTCACAAACAATGGCTAAATGGACACGAAGTAGTTTAGATAATTTAGCTGCATCTGCACTAGCCGCTAAAAAACTTAATAGTAATTTAGGTACATTTGATGCAATTGCTGAAAATATATTATCTTTTGAAGAGTCAATAAATGCTGAAATGAGACTTCGTACCCTATTGGGTACAGATATAGACCTATCTCGTGCTAGACAATTAGCTGCTAGTAGAGATATGTTAGGATTTCAAAAAGAAATTGTTAAACAAATATCAAAAGCTGGTGATTTAAATGAATTAGATTATTTCCAAATGAAAGGAATAACAGAATTATTTGGAGCAGAATTTGAACAAATATTAGCTATTAATCAAGCTCAACAAGCTGGTAATGATATATCTAAAATTGGTGCAGAGAATATGAAAGAAACTCTTGAATCGGCTAAAGAATTAAAAGGTGTTGATAATGTTACTCCTGCAGATCAATTGATGAATACTATGGCCAATCTGGATGTATTTATGCAAGAAGAAATGATGGGTACATTTACTGACTTACAAGATAATATTAAAAAAATAAATACAAAAATAGAATCATTTGTAGGATTCCTTAATATGGCTTATAATATTATTTTAATGATGTCTGCAGCTTGGGTTGGTATGAAAATATTTAAAGGTTCAAAAGCATTATTGAAATCAGCAAAAGCTTTAAAGGGTGTTAAAGGTTCAAAAAGTGTTGTTAGTGCAGCTAAAGGACAAGCTAAAAAAGGTGCGGGAAAAGCTTTAACTAAAACTGCAACAAAATCAGCTGGAAAAAGTTTACTAAAGAAGATACCTGGTGTAGGACTTTTAGCTGGGTTAGCATTTGGTGCTGGTAGATTGATGTCTGGTGATTGGAAAGGTGCGTTGGGTGAAGTTGCATCTGGTGCAGCAAGTACGATACCTGGTGTTGGAACAGCTGTATCTGCAGCAATTGATGTTGGGTTGGCTGCTAGAGATGTAAATAATGCAACTCAAGAAACACAAGCAAATGTTGAAGCTATAGAACAAGAAACTGGAGAGCAATTAGACAATATACAAAGTAGTGAAGTTAGTACACGAATGGCAGAGAGACAAGCACTAAAACTAAAAAATGTTACTTTGGCAGAAGATACTATTCAAAAAATAATTGATGGATTTGGTACACAATTAAATGCATCAATGGATAGAGAACAATCTAGAATAGTTGTTACACGAGATCATATACAAAAATTAAATTCAACACCTGGACCACATGCGTAATAGGAGATATTAAGTGCCATTAGAAGATATGACAAGTCAATTTAATCAAGGAGCTGGTGAATCAAAACCATTGAGTCATTTGGCAGATGCACAAAACTTTTCTCCTATATATAATAATGATAAAATAGGAGAAGTAGATTTTATATCAAGTGATATTCCAGGATTTACATCAAATGCAACTGAATTATTTTTAACGGATGGATTAATAATTCAAGGTTCTAGTAACTTAAATAGAGGACCTATAAATTCTCCATTGGTTGAATACTTGACATCTGGTGGTCAAATAAATGGTGAAGCTCCAAATGCTTCTGCAATTATAAATATGGATAATCAAATATATGACCCTAGACCAGATACAAATGGTATACCGTCTTTTACCATAAGTGGTATTCAAAATAAAAACTCATACAATGGTTCAATATTTGATGATTTACTTGGAACACAAATATCACCATTTTCAAATGATGCACAAATAGCTGGATATGTTTCTACAACACCTGGTCCAACTTTACCATTTACAAGTGAGGCTGAGTGGAATCCAGATACAGGTAATCCACCTCTAAAATACTACGATAATTATCACTATGATCCAAGAGATGATAAAACAGTATTTGGTAGATTAATACCAATTACTAATAAAAATCCTTATACTGGTACTATGTTTGATGATACATTAGCTGATAATGTTCAAGGTGGTGGTTTATTTGACTCTGGGGATACTCCATATGGTGGAAGTACTGGTTATAGAATACCACCAAACACATCAGCAAAAGATATAGCTCAAACTGGAAACTTTGGTGTATTAATAAATGATCAAAAACTTGGTGGAGAATTATACGAAGCTAATTTAGCAATAACAAATTTCGAAAATACAACAGGAATTACTTTACCTACACCAACTACAACTTCACAAATAGATTGGTCTGGTGGTACTGCTATTGAACCTTATGCTAGTAATACAGAACCAGTTATTGGTGATGGTCTTGGAAATCATTCACCAATATTAGAGAAAGGTAGTTGGTTATATAATGGTTCGATACAAACTGGCTTTCCTGATGTTAATACTTATATATCAGATACGATTCCTTTTGGGAATGCATCAGAAAGATCTAATATTGTAGTTACATCTGATGGTGTACATAGATATACTTCTGATTCATTAGCAAGTCAAGATTTAACATTATCTACTATTGCCACAACTCAACAATTTTCTTTAGTTGATGATAGATTACATATTTATAATGGATCTGATACAATGAATTATAGGGGTTTAGAACCTTATTATACCTCATCAATTTCCCCAGCAGGAGTAAATACTCCTCCACCATATACAGACGATTTTGGTAGATTTAAAAAGTTTATGGATACATCAGCGGGTGCTAATTTTAGAATTAATTCTAGTGCATTAGCAAATACTTCACATATTAAGAATGTCGTTAATCATAATTATACTTTTTTTAATAATAATGATGGTCATAATACACAAACAGATGGTCCTTATCCAGCACCAACAACAAGATATACAGAGTTAGATGGTAATGGTTATAGACCATTTTCAAAGTTTTCTGGAACACAAGAAACATCATTAGATGGTTCATTCATTCCTGAGTATTTATGGGATGGTAGTTTGTCTTGGAAAGATAAGGGAAAGAAAGCTATCAAACAAGGTGTCAGACTCTCTTTAGCTACACTAGAAAGAAAAATGAAAGGACCTCCAAGAGGAGATTTCTTAACACTAACCCCTATGAATGAGGGAAGTGTTCAAATGGCTGCATATCCTGAAACTTTTCATGATTTAGAATCAGACTTATTACCATTTTATATTAAAGATATGAGAGATAATAGTTTTATATTTTTTAGAGCTTATATAGAAGGGTTGACAGAAAATGTTAGTGCTGATTGGAATGAGGAAACTTTTGTTGGGAGAAGTGAATCTGTTTTCACCTATACGAAAGCTAATAGAGATATATCATTTTCATTGAAAGTTTATGCACATACACAAGAAGAATTAGATATGATTTATAGAAAAATTAATAGACTAACTTCATTATGTTATCCAGATTATCAAACAGATAATATCAATTTTATGGGTAAGATGAGGCCTAAACCACCAATAACAAAATTGAGATTGGGTGAATTGTATGGTAAAGCTAATAAAGAATTGGGTGGATTTATAAAAAGTTTAACTTACAGCTTTCCAGAAAATTCTACTTGGGAAACTCAACGAGGCAAAAGAGTTCCAAAACATGCAATTATTTCTATAACATATCAAGTAATACATGATAGAACTCCTAATATGGATACAAACTTCATTGGTAAAAAACCTCTACAAGATTCATTGGGTGCACTCGCGGGTGGATTTGTAGATGGTGGATGGTCTGGAGTAGCACAAGCGGCTGGTTCAGATTTAGGTATTAATGGTTCTAGTATGACTGCAACTATAACATCAGCTGTAGCTGCAGTTACAGAAGGTGGACTCGGTGAAAGAATTGAAGATTTTGCTGGTGATGCACTTAAAAACGCTGTTCAAAAATTAAGAGGTGGTTCTGTAATACTACCAGGATAATAGTGAGAATATGAATGTCAAGATATAAGAATACTAAAATTAAAACAATAGATGGTAAAGAATCATATGATACAACATTATATGAAGTTATACCTGAGGATACAAATGATATTCATGTTATGACTCAAATTGGTGATAGATTAGATTTGTTAGCTTTACAATTTTATGGTGATAAAAATCTCTGGTGGTATATAGGAAAGGCTAACAATTTAAAATTTAATAATTTAGAACCAGGAATTATATTAAGAATACCAGCTTCAATTAGATATGCAAATGGGCAATAATAAAATAAAAGGTTTTTAGATATGGCTATAGATTTTAAACATGATAGACAATTCGGTAGTGACATAAACTTCCAAATCAAAAAAAAATTAGAAAGAAGACAAAAAACCAAACAAATGCCAGGCCCTGGTGAATCTATGCAAGAAGCACACCAATCTGGAATGTGGAGACATGGTGGTAAAGAAGGAAGTGACTCACAAATGTCTACTAGATCACCATGGATAAGGATGTGGTGTGCAGTACAAACTTATATATTAGAAGATGATGATGAGGCTACTAGGAAAGCTAGATCAGAAACTGAACCTCTTATAAAAGCAGGTGAAACTGTAAAAAAGAAAAAACCTAAAGACATACGAATATACCAAATTGGTAATAATGTATTCAGAGACTATTCAAAAAATAATACATGGTTTGACAGTCAAGTAGAAAAAATTGTTGACTTGGCTGATGGTGATGATTCGGCAAGAATAAGTACAATTGGTGGAGGGCAATTAACAGAAAACCAATTTATGAAACCTTCAGCTGGTATAAAATCACTAACAAGTACATATCTTGGTGATACTGGATTGTCAAGAGAAACTGTTGTTAACTTCACGGTAAATAATATCTATGATTATGATAACATAATTTTACCATACTTTTTAAGACCTGGATCTAAAGTGTTTATTGACTATGGATGGAATACATCTAATGTTTATGATCAAAGAGATTATATAGTTAGAAAAGCTGGTGGTGGTATTAAGGCTGATGAAGATTTAGAAACTGCTATATTTAAAAATGAAAGTGGTGGAATATTACACGACGCAGAAGGTGATATGGATACTGTTGTTGGTTTGGTTACAAATTTTGATGCTAAGGCAAATAAAACTGGTGGATTTGATTGTACAGTAACAATAATCTCAACTAATTATGCACTTATTGATCATAATCAAACTAATGGAGCAGACATTGCTGATATTATATCTACAAAAGTTACACAAAGATTATGGGATTTTGTTTCAAAAAAATTAAATTTAGAAGAGTTAGAAAACGAAGATTTATTTAATGATGATGAATTTAAATCGTTGTTGGCATATTCTATTGGATATGGTACTAAAGGGTCATGGGTTGATTTCAAAGCTCCAGATGAAGAAGATTGGTTTAATATGGCTGAGGGTGATAATAATGTGTTATATGCTATACCTGATGAGGCATATCAAAGTGGAATACATTATCAATTATTAGAAGATGTACATTATGCCAATGTAGAACTTAAAACAACTCAACGACAAGATTGTGGAACTAGTAGAAAAAAAATAGAGGCAGAATTTCAAAGATGTATTCATAATGTTCCACAAAACTGGAAGGATAATGGTTGGTTGACTTATATGCCACAACAAGATCAATATAAGTTATGCAAAAAAATGCAAGAAGACATGATGGATGAGTTTCTTAAATGTCAAAAATCTGGTAAAACATCAGCTGAATTAATTGTTAAGGATAGAAATAAAAAAGAGACTAATTTACCACCAGTTGATGAAAACTTATTTATTTCACTTGGTACATTAGAACAAATATTGAATGATCATTTAGGATTTACGGCTGAATCTGCAGATGATACATCTATTAAGTTTGACTTGACATCTGCGTATGTTAATTACAATTATTGGCAATCATTAAAACAAAGAGTATTAAGACAAAAAGAAATAATACCATTTATTTTACCTACATTTAATTGGACTGGAGATACCGATGCACTTTTATATAATAAAGTAAAAGCTGCTGATATTTTTGTTAGTTTAAAATATGTAACACAAGCATTTAGAAATAGAAGTGAAGTTAAACTAGCTTTACAAGATTTATTAGATGAATTTTCAGCATTTTCTGCTGGTACAAATGATTTTAAATTGACTGCAGGCGGGTTAGAAAATAAAATTATGTTGATGGATAGGAATGTTACTATACAAAAAGGTGAAACTTTAGATGAAAGAGATGCTTTTAAAGATTTAGATTTTGATGATTACTTTGTATTTAATGTTTATGGACCAGATTCAATAGTTACTCAATTTGATCTTTCAATGAATCTACAAAATGATAATTTAAAAAATGCTATGGCTATAAAATCTATGGATTATGGAAAAAGACTTTTTGTATTAAATGACAAAATAAGACAAGACTTAGCTTTAAAAGAATTGACACGGGGAATTGATGAGAGTGATAATTCGGACTATTATTATGAACATCTACCAAATTATACAGCTGATAATGCCAATGAAACAATAATTGGTTCATTAAAACAACAATCTGTTAATGAGTCTTATGGGCAATACACAACAATTCCAGCCAAAGAATATAATGAATTATATATGAGTCATATTTTAGCTCAAATTTATCAAAATGGTAAACAAGGAAATGCGTATTGGAAAAACTTTTATGATTATCCTGAGTTACAACATTTGATGAATCATAAAATAGGTGATAATGATACTGGGAGAAAAATATGTTCACAGTACTATAATGATTTTGATGCAGAATACTGTTGGCATGAGGTAATTATTCCACCAAATGAAGCTTGGAATATAGCTAGCCTACCAAAAGATGTAGATAGGAAGATTCCTATGCCAGGCACTGTTATAATTATCGAATCTCCAAATGCATCATATGCACAATCAAGGGGTGGTAAAATAAAACCAGGAAATTCATCATTAAATAGTAATATTGTTAATAAAAAAACACCTAGTGCATCTAATAAAAGTAATCAAATGATAGTTGGTGAAGATGAATTTCCACCTGTTCTATACGCTGATTCTATTGCTGAATATTTTGATTACAAGGTTAGAATTGAAGATGCTGAATATGAATATAATCTTGAACCAATCGATATACCATATACATTGAATTTAACTATTCATGGAATAGCTGGAATACTACCAACAAATGCTATCAATGTAGATTATTTACCAAAAAATTATAAAGATAGGGTTTACTTTGTTATTACTAAAGTTAAACAAACTATCAATGCTGGTAAATGGGAAACGGAATTGGAATGTGCTATGAGATATAGATCAAATCAAGAATGGAAACATATTGATTGGTACAGACCAAAAATTCAAATGAATAAATCTGTTTTAGAATCATTAGGATTTAAAAAACAAGATATAGAAAATATTTATGCATTACCATTAGAATGGTGGACTGTATATCCAGGTTTTTCTGGTAATGTTGAAGCTGAAGGCTTTTGGGATAAACGAAAAGTTTGTACTGGTCCACAAGATACTAGTTGTGGATATAAAAAACATCCAAGTTCCCCACCTGGGGAAGCCTTAATGGTTGCTGGTAATTGTACATTTGATACACACAACGCTGTATGGTATTGTACTTGGAGAGAAGGTTGGGATGCCGAACCAGCCCCACCAAGTGGACAAACTGGAAACACAGCTGTTGAGGGTGGTGGAGAAGAAGAACTTCCACCTACATAAAAAAAAACGTTTGTTTTATTCATAAAAATGTTATATATTGAGGTACGATGTATATTGTTATACCTATATTTAAAGATCCAAACTTACATCCATTACATAAAAACAATGGATTATCAGCCCTATGGGTTAAACCCAAAGACGATAAATCATTCTTTATAATACAGAAACATCCTGATTCGGATAAAGTATTAGAAGATTTCAAATGGTTGAATGAACATACAATCCTCACACCTGATAAAAAAATATTAAATCATTTTTATGAATTTGATAAAGTTATAGATATTAACTACTTGTATTGGGATGATACAGGTAAACCATTTGAAAAACATATAACGAATAATGCAATAGATTTCTTGTCAAACAAGTATTACAATGTAAAAAAACTTAACGAGATTATACCATTATGCAAACATAATGAGTATTGTAATGATATTGTGAAATCAATGGATAATTTAATTGTTGAGTTGTTTGATGAATATATGAATGATGTTGTAAAGGCGTTTACATCTATTGAAAAGAATGGAATCAAAGTTTCAGATGATATATGTGATATATTTGATATGAGAGTAAAGAAACATATATCAGATGGTAAATTATATTCACAATACAATCTATGGACAACAACAGGTAGGCCAAGTAATTCATTTGGTACTGTTAATTTTGCAGCTCTACCACCCGAAAAAAGAAAGGCTTTTATACCTGAAAATGATTATCTCGTAGAGTTTGATTTTGATGCATATCATTTAAGATTAATTGCTGATTTAGTAGATTATGATTTTGGTAAAGAATCTGTACATGAACACTTGGCACAACATTATGGTTGTTCATATGAAGAATCTAAACAAAAAAGTTTTAAGTTATTATATGGTGGAATTGACGAAAAAACACGAAAAACAGTACCATTTTTTGAAAAAACTTATAATTTTATTAATAAAAAGTGGAATGAAATAAATACTCATAATTGTATTTATACAGATATTTATAGAAGGAAACTTATATATGATAATTATACAGATTTAAATAGAAATAAACTTTTTAATTATCTAATACAGTCTACAGAAACGGAAAGAAATATTAAACGAATATTAGAGGTACAAAATTACTTATTAGATAAAAAAACTAAATTAATTTTATATGGTTATGATAGTTTTTTATTTGATATTGATAAATCTGATGGAGTAAATATATTGAAAGATATTAAGAATATTTTAGAAGAAAAAAAATATGTAACAAAAGTTAAACTTGGTAATACTTATGACCATATGGTTGATATTACAAAAAGGTTATAATTTATGAATTTCTTACCAATGAAAATAGTAGAAAAGTGGTCGTATCGTGTAAACAACGGAATGCCTAACGTTTCTAATCCCTTACATATAGTAAAACTTAAAGAAATCTTGAAAGAAGATAATTATCCTGAAAAATTTATAAATGAATTAATTAATAATTTAACAGAATCATCATTCTATGCTCGTAGTAAAAAGAGTGGAAAGATAGTTATATACAAAGACAAAGCTAATTATCAAAAGGGTATTGAAGATGGTTCTCATGAAAAAGTGGATAGAGCAGAAGCTGAAAAAGAATTAGGCATTGATAAAAAAGATGACGAAAAACCAGTTAAAAAAGATTCACCTAAAGTATCAAAGGATGATGGATATACTGGTGATGTTGCACACGACTTAAAGGTTGATGATTTAAAACAAAAAGAAATTGAAAAAGAAAAAAACATTGGTAATGAAAATATAGATGACTTTAGAAATAAAGATCATCAAGATACTGATTCTGCTTTAGTTTATACAAAAACACAAGAACAAAAAGATAAAGAAAGTGGAACATCAGATTTTGATAAAGGAGCTGGAACACATGCTTCCAGAGCTGGTGAAGCTGCAACTCATAAAGCATTAAGAATGTTAAAGAAAGGTTCTTCATATGATGAAGTAAAAGATTACTTGATGTTTATAGCAAATGATAAAGATAGTTTTCTCGACAAAGATTGGGTTAATGCTTCAATATCTGCTACCAAATCTATAGAATCTACATTTGGTATAGATAATATAGAAGAGGTTGTTTGGGATACTAAAAGTGGACATAAAACCATAGGTGTCGAAAATCACGGAACATCAGCTGATATGTTTGTTAAGACAAAAGATGGAACTAGAGTTGGAATATCTTTAAAGAAAGATGGTAAAGTATTTATAAGGAATGGTGGTTATAAAAGTGTCTTTGGAAAATTATCATCTGATTTATCAAGTGCTGGTGTATCTGAAGCTGAATTAAAAGCATTTGATGATAAAGCAGGTATGAAAAGTTTTGTAGAAGATTTAAATCAATCAATTAATGAGGGTGTCGATAAAATAAAAGTTTCCCAAGCCTATCCAAATGTTGTAAGTAATCTAAAAACTGATACAGAATACGCTAGAAAAGCTTTAGGTCCTAATTATGAAAAATATATTAATAGAATGGATGATGAACTTTTTGATAGACTACAAGGTAAATCTGGTAAAATGACAAAAGATGATGTCAAGATTTTAGCTAAAATATCAGCAACCCCAGAAATGATGAGTGAAGATTCTTCAATTTATGATAATATGAGAAATGCTGATGTTAGACTAACACAAAGATTTTTACAAGGTATACAAGAAAGTAAACCAATAGAATCTGCCATCAAAGATGAAGTTTTAAAAGGTATACATGTTGAACAAATTATAGGAACAGATGATAGTATGAACCTTGATAAGTTTATGACTGTATATGGAATTGAACCTGATGGTTCTCAATTAAGTGAGAGAACTTTAATGAATATGTTTGGAGAAGATGCTGAGAAATCTCTAAAATCTTATAGGGAAAGTAAGTCACCAGAAGATAGAAAAAAATTACAAAAAACACTCAGAGATAAATTAAAAATTGATTATTCGGATGGTGCAAAAGATGGTACGATTAAAATTAAACATGAAGGTCCTCCACCTCAAGAATTTTCATTGTTCACAATAAAGGCTAGGTCTAGAGGAATAGGTGCTTCACCCACATTCGAAATGGCACAAACTAATTTTATGTCCAATGCATTAAAATTTGGGTTAGATGTTAAGGAATGGCCTGAACCTCAAAAAACTAATTTTTTGAGAAAACAAAGAGAAGAATAATATGAACACACAATTACTATGTACATTCACAACAAAAAAAGATTTAGAAAATGTTGTAAAACAAATTGAAGAAGCTTATGATATAGTATTTAATAAAATTTATGTATTACAAAATGAAGAAAATATAAATGAATTGATATGCACTTATAATGTAGAAGTTGGTCAAGGTATTGATTATAATAAAGTAAAGGGAACTATATCATTACATAGAAAGAAACATTCAAACACTTTATATACTATAAATGCCTTGAATGAATGTATAAAAAATCTAAACAATGGAGCTTTAGACAAAGATTTTATTATCCCATGGGAAAATTTTAGAAATATGTTATTAGTAACAAATTCAGAAGGATTGAATAGAATTAGTACACGAATTTTTAAAATTATAAAGGTATAATAAAAAAAACGTTGACTTATATATATTTTTATATGTAAGTTATGAAAATAGTATTTAATTATAAAACAAATCGATTATAGGAGAAAATGGTTATGGCAACAAAATCATCTACAAATAAAAAAAGTAAATCTACTAATAAAAAAGTAGATAACAAACATGATCTTCTTTATATAATGAGTCCGACATGTGGTTGGTGTAAAAAATCTGACCCAATTGTTGACGAACTTATATCGGAAGGTCATAAGATAACAAAATTGGATGTAACAAATCCAGAAGAAGCAAAAAGAGCTAATGACATTAAACAAAAATTTAATGCTCAATGTGGAACACCACTATTTCTTGATGCTGAAACTGGAAATCAAATATGTGGATTTAGAGAAAAAGATGTTTTAGAAAAATGGGTAGGTGGGGAAGAAATTCCAAAACCTCCTCAACCTAAAACACCACCACCTCCACCACCAACAGATTTAGATAATGAAGATATGGTTTCTGACTTTAAATCTAAATATGAACAATGGGTTAAGGACAATGATCATATGCCTAAATTGTTAACTTTTGAACAAGTTATTCAAAGATTGACACAACAACGAGCTATGAGAGCTCAACAAGCTCAACAAGCTGGTAATCAAGCTGGTACAGCTCCAACTGCACCACCACCAGCACAAGATGGTGAGATTATACATAATTTAAATCACTATTATATAGTTGAGAATAATGTAAGGTCTGCAGTAGTTGCTGATGAATCTTATATTAGAAGTATTGTTCAACAATATTATTTTAGAGAAAATGATGGTAGGTTAACTAAAGTTATTGGTGACAAAGCTTGGGATGCTAAAAATAATACGGCACCAATTGCAAAACCAAATGCACCAAAAACACCTCAACAACCACCACAAGTAGCTAAGAAAGAAATACCAGCGGCTGTTAAAGCTAAAATAGAAGAAAAGACTGCTAAACTAAAAGAAGAAAAAGAAGTAGCTTCTAAAGCTAAAACTGCTAAAAGTAAATCTAATAAGAAAACTGTAGCTGGTTTTTAATTAAAATAAGAGGGTTATAAATGTCTAAAAAGGTTAAATTTTCTTCCTTATGGCAAAGCTTAGTAGATGATGGATATAACGTTGGTACTTATGAGGAGTTTATTCAAAAACTTGAAGACTCCTCTAAAGTATCTTCTTTAGAATCCTTTCTAAAATCTGAATATAATTTAGATGATCAAGATTTAGAACGAATTACTAAAATGGAAAGAATGCTAGAGGAAGAAGAAGCTTCTAAAACTAAATTTCCATCATTGTTTAGTATGGGTAGAAATCTTGTTAAAGATACTTGGACAAGTATGAAAGCCAAATCAAAAGGTTATAATTGGATGGTTTCTGCAGAAAAAGCAAATGAAAGATTGGAAATTTGTAAAGTATGCCCATTTTTTAAATATGATATAGAAAATCCTGAAACTGGTTTAGCGGATGGTAGATGTTTGAAGTGTGGATGTTTTATGAATACAAAAGCTCATTGGGCTCATGCAGAATGTCCAATTGGAAAATGGGGTAAGTGTGAAGAAATTAGCACCTAAACCAATTAGTAACTTAAATCATGGTGATACTGCAGACTCAATGCTGGGTAATTGGTATGAGGATGATAAGAAAATTTCAGATTATAAAACTTATGTAACTAATAAACATTCTATGTATAATTTTGATACTATTACTTTAGATGATGAAAGAAAAACTAAAGTAGTTGTGATGGATGATTTTTACAATAATCCAGACGAAGTTAGAAAATTAGCATTTAAGTCTGCATATTCAAAAGATCAAATATATAATTATAACTTCCCAACAGCTAGAGCTGCCGTACTCAATCAAGAGGTGTCAGCTAATTTGAATAATCCTTTTAGACATATTATATTTGACAATCCTGTATGGGATGATCCATATGACAAAAGAAAAGGCACTAGGGAAAATTCACAAATACCATTAACTTTTGAATTAATGAGGGGTAATATATATAGTATAAATTCCGATTATAATAATATTGTTAAAAATGATTTTACTAACGGGATTGATAGATATAGAACGAGTCTTTTTTCTGGGAGTCATAGATATTCAAATATGGCTTTAGGTACTAATATGATTTTAAATTTGGCAAATCGTGGAAACGATAATGTACGAGATCATAGTCAAAAATATAATATTCCATTCAGGATACATCATTTTTCTGCAAATATATTTTTAAATAAAGAAGATGAGTGTAAGGGTGGAATAGCATTTTACAGACACAAACCAACAGGTTTGAGTTATCTAGGAACTAGAGAACTTGCAGACTATTATACAAACATATATTTAAATAATGATGAACCATTAGCAGTTAGAAATAATTTAAGAAGAAAGATACGATGGAATACACAGAACTATTTTAACTATGATAATTTTATTACAGATAAAAATAATAGTAGTTTTTGGGTGAGAGAAAATACCCATAAAGATTTTGAAATGATAGGTTTTATTCCAATGAAATATAATAGATTAGTTTTTTGGGAACATGATTTATTAACTGGACCATACATGAAAGATAAGTGGTATAATGATGATACTTATAGATTAACACAAGTGGTTGAGGTTTAGTATGAAATTTAATATAGTAGATGAAAAAAAATTATTTGAATTTGGATTTGATTATGAAAAAGATGTAAAGATAATTGAATTAGAAGAGGGAAATCCAGAAGCAAAAGTTATTCAAATAGATAATTTTTATAAAAATCCAGATGATGTATCTAATTTTTTTAAAAATCAATTACATAATGATGCTTTATATATGAGAGCTGCAGCTCCAGTACTTAGATCTAAAACCATATTAAATACTCATCATTTTTTAGAATTATATAAATATATTGTATCGAGATACTATGATATGTCAATAGAATGGATTGAAAAATCTATTTTAACAACACCATGGGTTGAAGATAATTTAATGTCATTAAGTGAGAATGATATAGAAGGGTGGTCCGATACAGTTTTTACATCCACCCAACAAATGCATGAAATGGTAGAGAAAGGTGATAAATATGTGCGTGATGTATTTGTGAATTGTTTTTCACACTATAAAACAGATGAACCCATTATAAAATCTATACACAGAGATACATATTCTAGATATGCTACACTGATATACTTGAATAAACCAGAACATTGCTCTGGGGGAACTGCATTTTGGAAACATAATATATATAATAGTGTACAACGAACAGAAATAGAAGATAGACTTCATCTAGCTAACATGTGGGTTGAAAATGATAATTATAATTCACACCAACTAGCTAACCATTCTGAACAATTGGGTTATTGTGGTAATGATAAATACAAAGCTCCAAAGGGATATTGGTGTACAAAAGATAACCAAAATTTATGGGAATTGAAACACTTATCAAAAATGAAATATAATAGGTTCTTATTTTACCCAGCTACAATATGGCATTCATCGTATATTGAAAAGAAAAATAAATTTGATGATGTAGGTAGACATGTACAAGTTTCATTTATAGGACCTGATGGTAAAGTTAGAGAAAAATGGGAAGATATTATAAAATGGAAACAAGTTCATGACTTACCAATTTCTGACTTGGAAGTGGATGGTAGTGTGTACGAGAACAATTTTTTAAGCTTAGACGACGCAGTACTATCACCAGATGGTAAGAAAATTTAAATAAAAAAAACGTTGTTTTATATGTCTGAAAAGATATATATTATAGAAATAGGTTATATGGTTATATGAGTTAACCATAAATAATAAACGATAAATAATAAAACATAGGAGAAATATAATGGATATTTCAAAAATCAAAGATAGATTAAATCAGTTACAATCAACAACTTCAACAAAGAAAAACTTTTGGAAACCACAACCTGGTAAACAAGTTGTTAGAGTTGTTCCTTACTCACACAATAAAGACAATCCTTTCATTGAATTGTTCTTTCACTACAGTTTAGGTGATAATAAAACATATCTTTCACCAGTTTCATTTGGTCGTCCAGATCCAGTAGAAGAATTTTCTAGGAAACTAAAATCTACAGGTAATAGAGATGAGTGGATTCAAGGTAAAAGACTTGAACCTAAAATGAGAACTTTTGCACCTGTAATAGTTCGTGGTGAAGAATCTGAAGGTGTTAAGTTTTGGGGATTCGGTAAAACTGTATATCAAGAACTACTTGGTGTAATTGCTGACCCTGATTATGGTGACATCACGGATGCTTTAAATGGTAGAGATATTATGATTGAAAGACAGACTCCTGCTGAGGCTGGAAATCAATATGGTAAAACTACTGTGAGAGTTAAACCTAATCAAACTCCAATAACAGAAGATAAATCATTATTGGAGAATCTATTAACAGATCAATCAAATCTTACAGAGTTATATGACGAACCATCATATGATGATTTAAAAGAAGCTCTTCAAAATTATCTGAATCCTAGTGAAGATGGTGATGGTGAAACATCAACAACTTCTAATGGTGTAGCAGCTACTACAGCTCCAACTACAAATACTGGAACTGCAACTACTACAGCAACTACAATGGATACAAAGAAAACAGAAAATGTTGATGATGCATTTGATGAGTTGTTCAATAGTTAATCAATAATCAATAACATATTGTTAAGAGTGGGATGCACATTTCACATACCACGAAACATAGGAATGACATGGTTGAGTATCACTCTCCCACTCATAACATAATAGGAGAATTAAATGTCTAAAGATGATTTAGCAAAAGTTATACAAGGTGAATTGAATAAACAATTCAAACATCAGAAAGTAGCATACTTTCTTGATGGTGATGAAAATCCTACGGATGTAACGGATTTCATTTCTACAGGTTCAACAATGTTAGATATTGCTATTTCCAATAGACCAAATGGTGGAGTTGCCGTAGGTAAAATCACAGAGTTAAATGGTTTAGAAGGTAGTGGTAAGTCTTTGATAGGTTCTCATTTGTTAGCTTCAACACAGAAGAAAGATGGTATAGCAGTTTATATAGATACGGAATCAGCAGTATCTCAAGAGTTCTTGAGAGCTATTGGTGTCGATACTACAAAAATGTTATATGTTCATTTGGAAACTGTTGAAGAGATATTTGATACTATTGAAACAATTGTTACGAAGATTCGTGAGTCTAATAAAGATAAGTTAGTAACTATTCTTGTTGATTCATTAGCAGCTGCTTCTACGAAAGTAGAGATGGATGCTGACTTTGATAAAGATGGTTGGGCTACTGCGAAAGCTATTATCATAAGTAAAGCTATGAGAAAGATTACTCAAATGATAGCTAGACAAAAAGTCGCATTGGTTTTCACAAATCAATTACGACAAAAGTTAGGTGTTATGTTTGGAGATCCTTGGACTACTTCAGGTGGTAAGGCTCTTCCATTCCATTCATCAACTCGTGTTAGATTCAAAAACGCTGGACAAATCAAAGATACTAGTAAAAAAAATACCATCGGTATTAAAATAAAAGGACAAGTAATCAAAAATAGATTAGGTCCCCCAATGAGAACTGCAGAGTTTCCATTATATTTTGATACAGGTATTGCTGACTACGATAGCTGGTTAACAGTTATGAAAGAACATAAGATTTGTAAAGTTGGTGGTTCTTGGTACACATTATCACAATATGATACCGAAACTGGTGAATTAATTAAAGATCATAAATTTCAATCAAAAGATTTTGAAGAATTGATGGATACTAATTCTGAATTGAGGGAGTTTTGTTATCAACAAATCTGTGAAGCTTGTATTCTTAAATATGATTCAAAAGAATTAGGTATCGATGATGTAGAAGAAACTGATGAGGTAGTTGATGAGCTTTAAAAAATCTGATTTGAATGAAAAATTCATATCATTTTTGGATCAAGTTAAAGACGAAGAACATAAATCTGTTACACATCTAAACGATAGAGTATTAATTGTGGATGGCTTGAATACATTTATTCGAGCCTTCGCAGTTAATCCTGCTATCAATGATGATGGATTACATATTGGTGGTATGATAGGATTTCTAAAGTCACTACGATATACTTGTGATATTCTAAAACCATCTCGTTGTATTATTGTATTTGATGGTAAAAATGGTAGTGGTAGAAGACAAAAAATCTATCCTGAATATAAACAAAATCGTAAAGTTAAGAAAAGATTAAATCGTAATGTGGACTGGGGTACAGCTCCACAAGACGAAGAACAATCCATGTTACAACAAATGGGTAGAGTGGTTGAGTATCTTGAACAATTACCCGTTACTATGATTTGTGTTGACGGTATAGAAGCTGATGATGGTATGGCTTATATATCTCAGCAATTATTACCAGAAAGTGATATTATATTAATGTCGACAGATAAAGATTTCTTACAATTAGTAGATAATAGAGTAAAAGTTTGGTCTCCAACAAAAAAGAAACTTTACACTAAAGAAACAGTATTTGAAGAATATGGTATATATCCTAACAACATATTAACCTACAGAATATTAGATGGTGATAAGTCGGATAATATAGGGGGAATACGTGGTGCGGGACTCAAAAGCCTGAAAAAATTCTGTCCAAAAATTTCATCAGAAGAAAATTTTACTGCAAAAGATTTATTAGAATTTGTAAATAAATCAGATTCTAAAATAAAACTGTTGGAAAATATAAAAAAAGGTAGTAACTTAATAAAACGAAATTACTTATTAATGCAGTTACAAAATGTAGATATACCAAAACATGTAAAAAGAAAAATACAAGGAGCTGTAAATGGTGATATACCACAATTAATTAAGTATAAATTTCAAACAATGTTTTTAAAAGATAAATTGTCTAACGCTATTCCTAATTTGGATAGTTGGATAATGGAGTTTACAAGATTAGATAGATTTAGAGGATTAAATAAATGACAAATTTAACACAACTTAATATATTTCCAGTAAAAATATTTACAAAGGTGCTTCTTGATAGTGAGAGTAATAGACTGGAGATTATAGATGAGTGTTATAGGTTGAGAGATAAAAATAATAATGGTATTAAAAGATCTAATTTTGGTGGATGGCATAGTGAAAATAATTTAATTCAAAATAAAGTATTTGATAAGTTACATAATAATATTATTGAAACTATAAATAAAGATATTAATGTTAATTATTATAAAAATTTAAATAATAAAGTATTTACTAAAGAATTTATATCTTCATCTTGGGTGACTATAAATAATAATTCTGATTTTAATATGCCTCACACTCATGAAGGAAGTTGGCTAAGTGGAGTATTTTATATTAAATTACCTGATAATTATAAACAAGCTGGAGATATTTTATTTCAAGACCCAATCCAACAAAGAAAACATGAAATATGGTATCATAAAATGGAAAATGGTAATGGTAGAAGCTTTACCCCAGAACTTGGTAGATTAGTTTTATTTCCATCTTGGTTATGGCATCAAGTTACTGGTAATAATACAAATCAAGATAGAATATCATTTTCTTTTAATATAGAATATCTACCACCTTACGAATTAAATACATACACAGGAAAGAAAGGAGAATATACATAATGTCTAATAGTAGGTTACAAGAGTTTGGACATAATTTTCAAATAAAATCAATAGTATGTCTAATGACTAAACCTAATTTTATTGAACAAGTAATTGATATTTTAGATGAGAGTCAATATGATAGTGACGCTTTAAAATGGGTTGTAAAGGAATGTAAGAAATATTTTAATGAATATAAAAAGCCAATTACACTTGATGTATTTAAAGTTAAGGTAAATGATGTTACAAATGATGTATTAAAAACAACCATAGTAGAAACACTAAAAGAGGTTTACAGATATTTAGAAGCACCTGATTTAGATTATGTTCAAGATAAATGTGTCGATTTTTTTAAAAATCAAACATTAAAAAATGCAATTGTAGAATCTGTTGATATATTAGAATCAAATGGTGATTATGAAAAAATAAAAAATATTATAGATGATGCTATGAAAGCTGGTACGGAAAGAAACATAGGACACGAATATGCAGATGAAACTGCGATAGAATTACGATATTCTGAAATGGCTCGTAATACTGTTGAAACACCATGGGATGTGATTAATGATTTAACACAAGGTGGTTTAGCTGGTGGTGAACTTGGTGTGATTGTTGCACCTGCTGGTATAGGTAAGACTTGGATATTATGTGCACTTGGAGCTGGTGCGATGAAACGAGGAACTAATGTTGTACACTATACTTTAGAGTTAAATGAATCTTATGTTGGATTAAGATATGATTCAGTATTAACAGGACTTGCAAATCAAAATCTAAAATATCATATAGATGAAGTGAAGACTGCAGTTGACAAGGTTGATGGGGAATTGGTAGTAAAGTATTTTCCAACTAAAACTGCATCAGTTCATACTCTTGGAGCTCATTTACAAAAGTTAAAAACTTTAGGTAAAGATTTTGATATGGTGGTTGTGGATTATGGTGACATATTAAGAGATACGAGTAATAGTAGGGAAGTAAGACATGCACTTGGAAACATATATGAAGATCTTCGTGGGATGGCTGGTGAGTTTGATGTTCCAATATGGACTGCTTCACAAGCTAATCGTTCAGCATTAGATGAAGATGTGATTGAAGCTACAAAAGTGTCTGAATCATATCAAAAAGTTATGACAGCAGATTTCGTAATGTCATTAAGTAGAAAAGTGGAAGATAAGATTGCTAACACTGGTAGATTCCATGTTATTAAAAACAGATTTGGACCTGATGGTATTACTTATCCAGCTAAGGTAAATACTAATACAGGTGCAGTTGATATCTATGAGGCAAATACTGTTGATGGTAAAGAACAACAACAAAAGATTAATAATAGAGAAAATATTATGAAAAAGATGTTAGCTAATAAATATGAAGATTTGATGAATGATTAGTAAACAAGATGTTATAGATTTTTTAAAGAATGATTATTATTGTAGAATAAAACCATCATTAATTCATGGTGTAGGAGTTTTTGCAATAAAAGATATCCCTAGAGGTGTAAATCCATTTATTCCTTTTGAGGATAGTGTTAATTTTAACTTTCAATTAGATGAATTGTCAGATGTTAATACTAATATAGTTAATGTTTTTGAGTCTAGATATTTTTCTCCAAGTGATGGAGTTAATATTGTTTTAAATAAGTGTAATACCACACATTATGTTGACTATATTAATCATTCTCTTAAACCAAATGTTGTTTATTTTTATGAAAATGGTAAATATAATTGGGAAACATTAGTTGATATAAAAGAAGGTGAAGAGTTGACACATAATTATAATAATGTTGAGTTAAATAGTGAGGGATATTGTAAGTGAAAATATTACATTTAGTTTTAAAAAGAAAATATTTTGAAAGAATACATGAGGGAACAAAAACAACAGAGTATAGGGATTTTACACCATATTGGAAAAAAAGAATAGAAGGTAAACACTATACTCACATAAAATTTCAATTAGGATATACTAAAAATCCACCAACAATGTTAGTAGAAGTAAAAGATAGAAATGTGGTTGAATATAAGGATGACTTAGCATATGCGTTTGATTTAGGAAAGATAATGGAGGTAAATAACTATGAGTGATTTAAAAAGATTCCAAGAGTTTGTCAAATGGTTTGAAGAACTTGTATTTGGAACTAAAAAAACATCAAAAACAGAATGTAAAGTGGATATATGTTGTGGAGGTGATTGTCACACAGACATAAAACCAAAAAGAGCTAGAGGTAAAAAGGGTAGGTATTTAGCTGATGACCCCAAAACAAAAAATTATAATGAAGCTTATGTTGGTGGTAAAGCACCAAAGGATTTATTAGGATTAAAAAAGAGGAAAAAGTAATGAATGAATATTTTACAAAATATCCAACACACATTGAAGTACCAGACGATTATTGGGTATCTACACACGATGTGGAGTATATTGAAGGTTAGAGATTTTATAGTAGAACCTGTACCTCGTAGTGCAATACAATCGTTTGTACATAAATGGCATTATTCACATGATACAAATGGAGTTCAACAAACACAATGTTTTGCATTGTTTGATGGTACTAGAATGATAGGAGCAATGATATATGCTTTACCATCTATGAAATCAACAGCTGCAAAATACAATCCTGATAACCCTTTAAGATGTTGGGAGTTACGAAGATTGTGTTGTATAGATGATACACCAACAAACACAGAAAGTTATTTTATAGGGCAAACTTTGAGATGGATAAGACAAAACACGGATATAGAAGTTATTGTATCTTATGCTGATTTAGAACAAGGTCATGAAGGTGTTATTTATAAAGCTAGTAATTTTCACTTATTAGGACAAAGTGGTGGTGGTAGAAATCTTATGGTTGATGGTAAAAAGTTTCACGCTAGATCTATGAATCAAAAAGAGAAACCATATGGTAGAGATTTAAAACGGAGATGGAATAACAAAGATGGACATAGTTTTTGGGAGTCAAAACAAGACATGTATTTTGTAGATACAAAACCAAAGAATATTTATGTTTACTATTTGAATAAAAAAATAAAGAAGAAATTGTTGAATTGATATTTATATTTGTCTACTTAAAAAGGTTGATATATATCACAACATTAATTAGGAGAAGTTAAGAATGGATTATAAAAAATTTATGTTATCTGAGAATTTTATAGAGGGTTACAAGAGAAAAAGAGCTCCTTTTGGTTTTAATGGTCTCGGTGAATTAGTTTATATGAGAACCTATTCAAGAATTAAAGATGATGGAAAAAACGAAATGTGGTGGGAAACTTGTCAACGAGTGGTTGAAGGTACTTACAACATGCAGAAAAAATGGATAGAATCACATCATTTAGGGTGGAACGCGTGGCAAGCACAACGAAGTGCACAAGAGATGTACGATAGAATGTTTAATATGAAATTCTTGCCACCTGGCCGAGGTCTTTGGGCAATGGGAACTCCAATAACAGAAGAACGAGGTTTATACGCCGCCCTTAACAATTGTGCATTTGTATCAACATCAAATCTAAAAGAAGATTTATCTAAACCATTTACATTCTTAATGGATGCTTCAATGGTTGGAGTTGGTGTAGGATTTGATACTAAAGGTGCAGAACAATTCGTAGTTAGAGGACCAAAAGAAGATAGAGAAAGAGAAACATATGTTATACCTGATACGAGAGAAGGTTGGGTTGAATCTGTAAGACGATTATTGGATAGTTATTTTCTCGGTATAACAGGTGTTGATTTTGATTATTCCTTAATTAGAGCAGAAGGTGAACCTATTAAAGGTTTTGGTGGTGTATCAAGTGGATATAAACCACTGGAAGAAGTACATAAATCTGTTTCAGAATGTTTAGATAAAAATATAGGTTCACCAATATCAGTAACTACAATTGTAGATATAATGAACTTGATTGGTAAATGTGTTGTAGCGGGTAATGTTAGAAGAACTGCTGAGATTGTGTTTGGAGATCCACAATCTGAAGAATATATAAATTTAAAAAATTATAAAAAGAATCCTCATAGAGAAATGTATGGTTGGACATCTAACAATTCAGTATTTGCTGAGTTAGGACAAGACTATACAGATATAGCAGAAAGAATTAAAGACAATGGAGAACCTGGTCTTGCTTGGTTAGATAATATGAGACACTATTCAAGAATGAAAAATGGTGGTGATAACAAAGACCATAGAGTAAGTGGTGGTAATCCTTGTCTTGAACAATCATTAGAATCATATGAGTTATGTTGTTTAGTAGAAACATTTCCACATAACCACAAAGATTTAGATGATTATTTGACAACATTGAAATATGCTTATCTATATGCTAAGACAGTAACACTTGGAAAAACACATTGGCCTGAAACTAATCGTGTGATGTTGAGAAACAGAAGAATTGGATGTAGTGTAAGTGGTATCGCACAATTCATTACTCATCGAGGACAAGGTGAGTTGAGAACTTGGTTAGAAGATGGGTATAATAAATTACAAGAGTATGATAAAAAATATTCAGATTGGTTTGCTGTACCTCGTAGTATAAAAACTACATCTGTAAAACCAAGTGGAACTGTATCATTATTGGCGGGCTCCACCCCAGGACTTCATTATCC